TGCAATCAGGGCGAAATACAGCAAAAAGACTGCTGCCGTTAAGGGTTCGCAGTTGTTAAGCATAGTTGATATAAAAAACCGTGTGGCGTATCTTCAAGCAGAACTGGGCAAAAAGACAGGCATAACAGCCCAAAGGGTCATTGATGAGATGGCGAAGATTGCCTTTTCAAATGTCCAGGATTATATCGGCACTGATAACGAGATACAAGATTTATCTGAGATACCCAAAGACAAGGCTGCTGTGGTTGAGAGTATCCAGATGGATGTCAGGCACGATGGCGGCGGCTCAACGGGATACACAGAGAAGGTCAAGTTTAAACTATATAGCAAAATGTCTGCCCTTGAAAGCCTTGGTAAGCATCTTGGCATCTACGAGAAGAACAATAAACAACTAACAGATCCAATATCTAGTTTAGTAATGGCGATTGGTGCAAATGGTTCAGGCCTGCAAATCAAAAATTGATAACCTGGTGGCCGTAGTAGCTGCGATCCCTGGCCTTGAGGATGCTCATTTTGAGGACCCTTACTGGCGGTTGAACAACCTCTACTGGATTATTGACGAACATTCCAACCGCGTCAAGTTCCAGATGCGATACGCCCAGTCTGAGTTCTATAATAATATGTGGTACTGGAATGAGCTGCTTAAATCTCGGCAGCATGGATTCAGCACCTTGATCGATATAATTGGTCTTGACCTATGTTTGTTCAATGACAACGTCGAGGCTGGCATTGTAGCCCATACTCTTAAGGACGTACAGCACATCTTCGAAACCAAGATAAAATATCCTTATGAAAACTTACCAGAGAAGATAAAAGAGATCATACCAGCGATCAAGTGCGATGCGAATGAAATTAAGCTGGCAAACAATAGCTGGCTCCGCGTCGCAACGTCGATGCGATCAAGCACACTGCGTTTCCTGCACGTCTCGGAACGTGGTAAAATGTGTTCTAAGTATCCTAAAAAGGCCGAAGAGCTGAAGACTGGTACTATTCCAACACTGCATGAAGGTAGCTATTTCTTCGATGAAAGCACCGCCGAAGGTGGGGCAGGTGACTTTTACGAGGGCTGTATGCAGGCCCAGGCTGACACGGTCAGGGAACAGAAAGAGGGTATTAAACTTAGCAAGATGCAATGCCGGTTCCATTTCTTCGCTTGGTTTGACGATCCGAAGAATGCTACTGAGCCGCGAGGAATTACGGTTAGTGACGAACTGACGCGATACTTCAAATTCTTACAGGCAGATCATGGTATCGATCTATCTCCTGAACAAAAAGCCTGGTACGCCCTGAAGCGTGACGGTGCCCAGGGTCTTGGCCGCTTGATGAAGCGGGAACACCCAAGCTATCCAGCAGAGGCATTTGAGCAGGCTGTCGAGGGTGCTGTGTTTGGCGAAGAGTTAGAGAAAGCGAAGTCAGAAGGGCGAATCAGGTTCTTACCATACCAGGAGAATGAACCGGTGTATACGTTCTGGGATTTGGGCGTTGGTCATCCTACGGCTATTGGATTCGTCCAATTCATAAAGGAAGAAGTGAGGATCATTGATTACCACGAATTAACGGGCCGTGGTATTGTGTATCATTGCAAGATCGTTAAGGATAAGCCTTATATCTATGGTCAACACTACGTCCCGCATGATGCACGTAAGCGGAGTAGGGAAACAGAAATACCTACCCTTGACACAATGCGAGAACTGTTAGGACATAACAAGGTTACGTTAGTGGAACGTTGCCAGGCTAAAGGTGACAGCATCCAAGCCGCAAGAATGGTATTCCCGCACGTATTCTTTGATACAAAGAAGACAACAAGGCTTGTAAAATGCTTAGGGTTTTACCGGTATGAATGGGACGACGAATCCCAGAGGTTCAGGGATCATCCAGAAGATGACTGGTCCTGCGATGCTGCTGATATGTTTCAGTGCTTGGGTACGGCCTGGGTTAAATTGTCCATCGGTGGCAAGCGGCTGGGTAGAACGATCTCGATGGTTGGTGATATTGGCAATAAACAATCAGCCTGGAGCAACAATAATACATTAACCCGCGGATTGGTGGGGTGCAAGTAATGAATACATGGACCAATAAAACACTTTACGAGCGTATCGTCGATCGATGGTTGGAGCGTGAGACAGACTACCAGCAGTCTAATCGCAACCGTGACCTCATGGCTACATATTTCCGCAGTGATGAGCTCATTGAGACCGATCAGCAAGGCGATCTGCTCGGTAAGGCCATATACAACGGATCTGGATCGTGGTTCAGCCGCATGATGGCGACCGGTTTTCAGGGTTCGCTGGTGAGCAAGAACATCCCTTGGATCCGGTATATGATGGACGATAACGAACTTGCCGGCATTGATGAGCTGGACCAATGGAATCAGGACATCAAGGATCACATGACACCGGTTTATCAGAAGTCGAACTTCTACGACATCCAACCCAACTTCACCCATGATGGCTTGACTACCGGCAGCCCGGTGATATTCGGCGAGGAGGATCTACTCAACCAACGGACAATGTGGATGCCTCAGCATTACAAGACTGTTCGTGTCTTTTACGATAAGTATAACCAGGCCGAGGGTGTGATTGTAAAGGATAAGACCTGGACAGCCAAGCAGATACTGGACAGGTTTGTTAAGAATGATGACGGCAAGGGTACTAAGCGGCAGGATAAGCTCAGTATCTCAGTCAATAATGCCATCAATATGGGGCAGCTCAACGAGACGTTCGTTGTTTACAAGGCTGTTTTCCGTGTAACCGATCCGATCTGGGATGGTAAGGGTGACAAGGCGTTCAAGAAACCAGGCGGTGGATGGCAGTGGCTATCTGTTTATTTCCTCGAACTCTCGGAAGTTGAGAAGCAGAAACAGGATACACCGTTAAACAACAACATGGGTGACTTTAGCCAACCCTTCTCGATATGGAACTTCAACAAAAAGCCTTGGGAGGTGTGCAGCCGAACACCCGCATTCTATGCCCTTTGGGATAACCTGAGTTTACAGCAGCTGGACAAGAACTACGGCGAGGACATTCAGAGCGGTAACCGCCCACCCTTCATCGCCCTTGACTCGATGCGGGGTAGACTTGATCTTTCCCCGGAAGGCGAAATGTTCGGGACTAGGGATGAGTACGACAACCCACCAAAGTTCATTGACAAGACAGGCAGTATTCAATTCAGCAAAGATTGGATGGATGTCAAGGTCGATGCACTGAAGCGATGGTTCTATATTGACAAGTTCCAGATGTTCAGCGATCTATCTACACAGAACAAACAGCCGGTCACGGCTACGCAGATATGGCAGATGGCTGGCGAGAAGGCTACACTGTTGTCACCTGCTATTGAGACGCATAGCCGATATCTTGAGGTAACGGATGCCCGGATGATCGATATCGAGGTCAGGGCGGGTCGTGGGCCGTTCAATCCGGATACTATGGCTAATATTACCGATATCGTGACGAACGCTCTTGGCGAGGCTGCTAACACGGTTGGCGTACGTCCTGTGTTCATTGGTCAACTGGCCCAGGCACAGAAGGTCAGCCAGGCAATGCAGCCGATCATGTCTGCTCTTGGCGGTGTCCGTGATTCAGGGCTATTCGATATCGATCCCGAGCTTGTTTATGCGATCCGCACTTATGAGACGATGGACGATATTCTGACTGCTAACGACTTCCCACAGAAGAATATTATCCCGAAGAAGGAGTTTGAAGCGATAAAGGCTGGCCTGGCACAACAGAGAGAGCAGGACAAACAAGCGGCTATGATGCTTGAAGCAGCGAAGGCAGCACCGGCGGTTAGCGGCCCGGTGGACGAGAACAGCATTTTATCTAATATGGCAGGAGCGGTTGGTTAATGGCTAACACCGGCAGATCATTATTCTTGATGTACGAGAAGGCAGGACAGACCGTCCTGGCTCATCGGCTGCAGCATGTGTTCAACACGATCAAGACCAAAGACGACATCGCTTTGCATAATGACATCCTGGCTGAGGTGCTGCTTATCATTGAGGGTAAGGAGCGAACATTCATGTCGGGTCTCGTTGACTTGATACTTTACAAGCGGATACCGAAGAGGAAGCGGCTCATCTGGCACGTGGCTAAGTTGATCCTTGAGATTGGACACAGGAATACTTAATGATGAATTTTTGTATGACATTCAATACAAACAGGAATAACATCAAGCCAATGCTCACGAGCATAACCGTTATGATGATGGTATTGCTGTGCTTGTTTGCTACAAGAACATACCGTAGCATCTGGGCGTGGCAATATGCCGTGTGCAATGGCATCACGTACGGCGAGTCTTGCTTT